ACATATCTGTAGTATGTTTACGAATCTCAGCATAATTTTTAAGCAATGCTTCTTTTACTGTACCTTCAGGAATGTTCTTTAAAGCACTTTGCTCTGCTATGTCCATTTGTACAAAGTTGTAACCTTTAAACGCAGCTGAGTCTTCTGAGATAGCTTGTGCATTTATAAGTGGAGCTTCTAATGATGTGCCTTTAACTGTGGCTGCCAAAGCTGTAATATCAAGGTTAGAGTTTCCAGCTTCTAATTCTTTGATTGCTGCCTCTACTCCAATTTTAGCTATTGCTTGGCTGTTAACTACTTTACGGTCTAACTCGTTAATAAGATTTTGATTTTTAGCTAATGGAGCATCAATGATAGTTGGGTCATCTTTGTATTCTTGTAAAGCTGCTGTAGCTGCTGCAATACCATCTTCTGCTAACAACCTGTCAAATGCTCCTTCTGTACTTCTTAATGCTAAAGCCTCTTTTAACAGAACTTGTTGTTTAGCAACAGAAGACGCACTAATTAAATTAGCACCAACTGCATTGTCATTTCTTATATTATAAATTGCCATGACTTCATCGGTAGCTTCACCGAGATATGCCATGTTTTCCATTTCTGTAGTATTGTGATTATTTGCTGTAAGAATTTCAGCTACTTGGCCTTCTTTAACTTTAGTCTGAACATTGCCATTAATTGTTGTTTGAGCTTGAATAGAAAGTCTTTCTAAAGTTGACCTTATTACAGCAACTTCATAATCAGATTTACCTTCTGTTAAAACTTTATCTAAAGCTAAAGCCTCAGTAGCAAAGCCATCAGGGTTTAATAAATTGTTTTGTAAAGCAGTAGATAATGTTTCATTAATTTGGTTTGTTATGCCAGCTTCATAAGAGGCGGATATTCCTCTGTTATAGGCATCATTGTAGGCATTACCAGCATCCATAAACTCTAAAACACCTTTACCACCAGCAATAGTACCAGCTTGCATACCATCCAATGAGTCTTGAGCATTTCTAACACCTTTAGCTCTAGCTGCATTTGCATTATTAATAGAACCCATTTGAGCTGAGAACCTATCCATAGTATTGGCTAGAGATTCCCAAACACGAGCTTCACTCATATCAGCTGGCTGAACTTGCCTTGTTTGAGTAAATTTGTATTGTTCAAATGCCATAAGTTTTATTGGTGTGGATTACCAGAAGAACGAGAAGAAGAGGTAGGTTTGGCAGAATTAGCTACAGCGCTAGTAAAGTTTGCAAACCCTGTAAGCAATGAACCTCTAGCTTTATATTTAGCTATTTTGATTGAATTTTCTGCTTTATTATTAAAAGAACGTATAAGACTTCTTGTATTAATTAAAGCAGTTCCTTGGTCTAATTCAAAATTATTTTTAGAAACATTACTAATAGTTGTTGCTGAACCTGTTGATGAATCAATTCCAGCAGCAGCCCAATAAGCTTTTTGCGTAGATAGAGCTTGACGTAAATTTTGTAATCGTATTAGCTCTTCGCCTTTTGCTTTACTTTCAGCTTGCTTTGCTTGGTCTCTTAATTCTACTGCATTTGCCCGACCAGCTTCTTTATGTGCTTTTGCTGCTTGGCCTGATGCTGCTAGTCCAAGTCCTGCTCCAATTATTTCCATTATCCTGTCACCTGTAATTCAATTGTTAAACCCAATAAAGTAAAATCTAAAGGGTCAGTTTGCGTAACTGTAACCTGTGCTGTTTTTGTATAACCTAATAGTGGGAGAGTTTTAATTCCAGTAAAAGGAGCTGGAGGGTTATTAGCTAGATTTTGTTGACCAAGGCGAACATATGGTATTTTTTTATTATTAATTTCACCACCTAAAGATTCATAAAGTTGTAGTGATACTCTTGAAATTTTCTTTTTCTTAGTAGCGTTTGTACCAGTAGGCATATTAACATTGGCTGGCATTGTTTTAATAGTGCTGTCAAAATTACGACCAACTTCAATTAAATTAAAATCAGCTATTGCTAAAGTAATAACTCCTGACGATGGAGTAGCATCAGGCAATAAATAACTATTATTTCGAACACGACAAGAAATACCATTTAAATGAGTTAAACCTGAAACTGTTTTAGTTAAAGTACTTCCTATATTAATTTTAATAGAATTATCAGTATGATAAAGTGGGTCTAAAACCTCAATAAATTCTGCATTGTCTCCACTTCCCACTACTCTTCTTACATAAAAATAAATTAAATCTTCAACAACAGCCACATCTAAAATAGTGCCATCAGTTACAAACTTTGTCCAAGCCATAACTTTTTCATCTCGGTTTGAAATAAATACACCAACAGTGCCATCACCATTAACTACATATATATAATTTCCTTCGTTGTTTACGTCACCTGTTTGACTTGCCATAGCAACTGGAGCGTTTGTTATGTGAGGGGCAAGCAAATTCACCTCAGAGGAGACATAAGACGCTTCAGTGTATGTGAAATTAAATTCACGCACTTGCTTGCCGTTCCTTTGAATAAACATGGTTGCGCCATCAGCAGTAATAGGGGCAACATTTTTTAAAACTCCAAATCTTGTTTGTCTTGGAACACGAACATTTGATGGAGTAATTGGTGACTCTGGAATATAAAATTCACCACCTGATGTAAATATTTGTAAATGTCGACTAGAAACAATATGATGAATAGCGTTAACTTGGTCGGTGTCTAATGTAATATCTATACCATCATCATCAGCTCCAACGCCTCTATCAAAATTAAAAAAATCACCAATAACACTAGCCCATAATGTTTGAGGTTTTGAGGTTGAATTACCAAACCAAAGCCTTGATTCATGAAACGTCACAGTGCTTGGATAACCACGAGCTGCTGTCCACACTGGGTTTTCTATATTTACATCAGGCCCGTCAGTAGTATCAGCATTAAGAAATTCTTTTAATAATGTTCCTTCAAATACATTACTATTACTGACGTTAGTAATTCTTATAAGTCCGCCATTAAATTCTATTATTCCGCCAAGATGCGTGCTATTGGCAAAGTTATAAGTTGTAGACTGATTACCTATATTTTCTTGTGTTATTTGCATTGTATTACCAAGATAATGCTGATTTACACCACCAGAAGTAAATGTTGGCGTATATTTTTTACCTTCATAACCTCCATCAAAATCAAAAGTTGGTTGATTTTTAAAAACTATTGCTGAAATTGTCCACGTCGAATGTGAACTACCTCTTACTATTTTTTGAGGGTTATGAGATGGATGGCATATAATTAATGTATCAGCTGACTGCGTGAAACCTATCTCTCTTATTTGAGCTGATGTAAATGGTGTTACTATGAAATCGTCACTACCACCATTAAAGTTTTCTTGTTTCACACCATCTTTATAGACATACATTTTTAGATGTTGAAAAAATAATAAATATGTCTGTGTCGTATTAAATTCAAATGTTACAAGTCGATAGCCATTACTACTTACGGAATCAACATATTTCATACCGCTTCTTCTTGCAACACCACCTTGTCCTAAACAAATAACATTAGTTAAAGTTTCTGCGCCTTTGTAGTAACCATCATAGTCATGACGAGCTGCTAATCGAGGGTCTAACTCGCCAGCTGTAAATGATGTTTGAGAAAGTGAAACTTTAGGCATTATGACCGAGCATTAATCAATGGAGAATTACCAGCTGGAGCAGAAGAAGGTGACATTTGCGAATCTATTGTTTTTGCTTTAGTTAACTGTCTTGCAGCTAAACTTGCATAATATTCTGCTTTTGTAGTGCTTTCAGTAATTGGAATAGCAAACAATGATGCTAAACGATACTCAAGTAATTCTGAAAAATAAGCTGGAAGAAAACTTTCATCTGGCTTAAATGTGTAATCTAATGTGATTGTTGTATTGTCAGAATATAATTTATCAGTATAGATTTGGTACATATCAGTTGAATTATCTACATGCTGTGCTACTAAGAAATCAGCTGGCAATTGATATGCATATTTCCAAGTGCTGACTGGTGTACTTGTAAGCCTTGACAAAACTATTTGCGTTGAAGCAAACCGCCAAGGGTGTAAGGTTAATAAACTTTCATATGTTAAATCGTATAAATTTGCAGCTACTAGGGCTGCTGTTGTATCATTTGTAAATGAAGATATAGTTTCTTCACCAATTAGCAACAATGCATTTGATGCTAAATCAATAGATGTGTAATTCTTTACATTAGCCATAAACTAAAGGGAGATTTAGGAGGTTGTGGTGGATGTCTTTGTTCTTCTTTGCTCATAAAGTGAGAAAAGCCCCCGAAGGGGCTTAACTTATTTAGTCAGAGTCAGTTGCGTTTATAACCAAAGCGTCATTAACGTCAACAACTGTTCCGCTGTTAGCAGAAATTAAGTAGAACGCTGCTGCCAACGTACCACCAGTTGAAGTGTTTGCCATAATTATATCGCCAACTTGAACGTCACCAGCTACTGCATTAAAGTAACCAGCTGAGTCCACTACTGCTGTTGCATCAGCTGTTGAGTAACCCCACATACATGGGATTGCACTGTTTGCTGATGTTGTCATTCTTGCGAATGTTGATGCACTAAATGCCATAATAAACTCCTATTATTCAGTGATTTCGACTTTTACTATTCCAGCAGTGTCAATAGTGACAGCGCCAGCTTTGTATTTGCCTAAAGAAAGCCATGAAGTCTTCTCTGGAATGTAGTTAACTTCCGTTGAAATATCAAGACCGATTGCACAACCAATAGAAGATTTATGGAAAGCGAAACAATCACGAGTAGTCGATGATTTAGCTAGTCCACCTTCAGCACGAGTTTCCATCATAACGACATTGAATCCCATGTAAGTGTT